ATGAAGCATACACAATTTTGCAGGTGTGAGTCTGTAGATTATCGGCGTTCGGTTACCGAACTGCCTACTCCCGTAAAGGTTCTGCGGGTCACCTACACGGTGCCGCTGGACTCCACAGCACATGAGGATTTCGCATCCGAGATTGACGCCAGTACTCACGTTTTGATGCTGATGCGCGTCATTCGCGCGACTCGGCGGGGCGTCGTGACGGTGCAGGCGCTGTGATGATTTCCGGTTGGGCCGTCAGGCATCACACAGCATGGGAGCATCTGGCAGGTGCTCAGCGTCATAGCGCATGCGTGCAGGAGAGCGGCGGCGCAGTGGAGTTCGTTGGGGGCTGGTCCTGATGCCGCGCGGTGTTGCGGGTCAGGGCGTGCTTCCGGGGATGCCGGTTGCGGCCAAACGTAAGCGGGTTGTGGGTGCGCGGGCGATACCGGTTGCGCTGGTGACGTGTCGGTTCTGCAAGCGTCCGTTTGGCGCTCATGCGGGCGGGCTGGGGTGTGCGTTGTGAGTACGCTCTTAGCGGCGGTCTACGCCGCGGCCATCGTAGCGGCAAATGTCCTGACGGAACGGTTCGGCCTCGTGCCGATCGGATGCGACTCGGTAGACGGGACGTGCCTGGTCTTCGGACCGAACGTAAACCTGCTCCGTCTCATGTCATGGCTACGCACCAATGACCAGTACATGATCCCGTTAGGGGTGATGGCATGAGAATCCGGCGAGGTCACTTCGGGTTGTTGGGTGTCGCGTTTCTGCTGATCGCGGTTCTGCGGCTGATCCATATGTACGGGTTCCGGCTATGACTACCGTGTTGGATCAGGTGCAGATTGTGTATCTGATGGGCGGCGGGCTGGCTTTGTTCCTGCTGGGCATCATCGCCGTTGGGACGTGGCGGCGATGACTGTGCTCGTAGTGGTCGGCATGACGTTGGTGGGGCTGCTCGCCTCGGCTGATTTGTGGTGGCGGCGATGAGCGACCCGGCGCAGGCGCTGCTGGTGTTCGCGGTGTCGGCTGTGGCGCTTCCTCTGATCTTCCTTGCGGCGTGGGGCCTGTTTAAGGGGCTGTTGTCGTGACTGCCGGGGATGCGCTTCAAATGTTGATGATCTTGTTCCTTGCGGGCATCTGCATGGGGCTTATTGGGGCGGCGATCACATGATTGTTGTGTCGGCGGAAATCCTGATGATGCGGCGGGCGCGTGATGCGGCCCGGTTGCGGGTGGCGCAGCGGCGTCTGCGTAGAGGCTTCGGTTCCGGTGTCCCGGTCCCGGCTCCTTCGACCGGAACACCGAGGAGGTGAAAAATATGTTCACGAAACTCACGAGTTACGCCACTGGTCGCCGTGCGGCCCTGGTTGCTGGGGTTTCCGCTGCTCTGGTCGTGGTTACGGCTGCTGCTTCTCAGGCCGCCGACGTGGTGACCCCTGTCATCACGACCGCGACTTCCGACCTGCAGACCACCCTTCTCGCGACCGGTGGTGTTGCCATCGGAATCGGCGGTGTGGTTCTGGCTCTGCGCAAGGGCTGGAAGTTCTTCAAGGGAATGATCTGATCCCTTGAACAAGGCTGGCATCGGGGGCTCGGCTTCGACTTCCTTAATCGGGCGGGGTCGGGCCTCCGGGGTCTGCTCAATGGTCAATCGGCAGTAGGAAAGGCGGTGGTGGTTGTGCGTGCTGTGGCGTGGCGGTCGTTGGCTACCGTCGTGATGGTTGGGACGCTGACGTTCGCTATCCCTGTTGTAGAAGCGAACTTTGCAGCGGCGGATGACGGTTTGGGGATTGTCAAGGTCATCGGGAAGGCGCTGGCCGCCGGCGGTGACGGTGTTGAGGGCTCGTCCATGTTCGCGGGCGCTGACATGATCTGCGCGACCGGTGTGGGGTGCGCGGTGCTGGCTGCGGCTGCTGTCGGCGTGGCTCTGTATGCGACGCAAGACACGTGGGTTCCGTGGGTGAAACGGGAGTTCGGCGCGGGAACTACGGGTACAACGGGCGACGGCTGCGGAACGGTGGACTGCGTAACGATCACGGTGTTGCCGGCCGGCCCCGGTACCGGGTTCACGGTCAGGTCGGGTGAGTTGCCTAACGGGTACTTGCCTGGCGTTGTGGAACAGGCGATCAACTATGTCGAGACCTGTCAGGCTGGTGACGGCTCCGTGAGCACGACGGCGTCGCATTTTCAGTATGTGCCGACCTGGGGTGCGTACGTTGGTTCGACGACGTTTAGCCTGATGACTGCGGTGAACCTCTGTCCCGGCGGCGGGACGATTACAGGGATCGCGCTAACGGATGCAGATCCTCCACCTGCTACCGACATGGGTCCTGTCACGTGGGGCACGACTCCGGCGGTGCCAGACTCGGGGACGGCAATCTCGAACCAGGTGAACTGCATTAATCCTGATGGTTCGACGTTCTCGGTGACCCAAGGTGTGGCATCGGTTACTGGCAGTCTGGCACCGATGCCAACGTGCACCGGGGCGGCGGGCTCGCAACCTGGGGCGCACGGTGTGTGTTCGACTCTGTCGGCGGGTCCGACTGGTGGCGCGTTGACGGCGCAGAGTTCGGACTGCGCGGCGGCGGCTGCGGGCGCGGCACTGTATCCGCTGTGTTCGGCGGGGCAGGTGTGCTCGTATGCGGTTCGGGTGGATGGGATTACGTGCAGCAACGGCGAAGCGTTGTGTGTGGGCTGGGCGAGTATCTACGCCTCGGACCCTGCTCGGGTGTCGTGCCAGTTCGGGCCGTATGCGGTGCCGGTTTCTCAGTGCGGGTTCCTTGAGCGGGCGTATGAGCCGGGCGGCGCTCCTGCGACTAATGCGAATACTGACGGTAACCCGCAGACATGGACGGGGCCTGGGCCTGCCGGTCAACCGGGGAATGGTGCCGCGACGGACCCTAGCGCTCCTGCTGCGCCGTTGCCGGTTCCGGCCCCGATCGTCGGGCCAACTCCTGGTCAACAGGACTGCTGGCCTTCTGGGTGGTCGGTGATTATGGATCCTTCCTCGTGGGTGCTGATGCCAACCGAGTGCGCTATGCGGTGGGCGTTTGTTCCGCAGGCGACGGTGATGGCCGCTGATGCTTTGACGGCTAAGAACGCGCTTAATGCTGTCGGTATTGCTCCGGTGGCGGCGGCGGTGGGTGCGAACTTTGCGCTGATCGGTTCCGGTTCGGGCTGTGCGGGGCCGGCTGTGACGTTTGCGGCGGTCGGTATTACCAAGAGCATGTATCCGTTCTCGGCGTGCGCTTCCCCCATGTCAACGTTGGCGTCGATTAGTTACGCGCTGAGTTACATCGCGATTATGGCGGTGGGTGGCTTCTCGATCCTTCGCGCTATCGGTACGGGCTTCGGTTTCTCGGTGACTATGGGCCGCAGGGGCGGTGGGTCTGAATGATTGTGGATTGGCTGTTGGGGCTGGGTACTTTGCTGTTGACGGCGCTGTGCTCGGTGCTCCCGGTTGTGACGGTTCCGAGCTGGCTGAGTTCAAACGGGTCCGTCTTTTCGACGGTGTTCGCTGATGCGGGCTCGATGGGTGTCTGGTTTCCGGCTCCGCTGCTTATCACGGTCCTGACGGCTGTTCTGGCGTTCTGGCTGGTCGGGTTCACGATCAAGTTGGCCCGCATGGTGCTGTCGCTGTTCACGGCTGGCGGTGGGTCCGCTGCGTAGCCGGCTCTGGTGGCTGGTTAAGCGGCTGCTGCTGCTGGTTCCGGTGGTGGCGTGGGCTGCTGCGGGCGGGCCGTTCATGGCTCCGCTGATGTGGGCCGTGACGGGGTATCTGGTGTTCCGGGCGTGGCCGGCCCTTGCTGAGGACTGGCGCAGTGTGCGGCGGGTGCTTCGGCTGGGTAAGGCGAGTAAGTCGCCTGTTCGGCGCGGTGGGTTCTGATGGATCTCGGATTTCTTGCGGGTGACAAGCAGTCTGAGCGGGCGCGTGCTCGTCGTCGCGCTTATCCGATCCATTTCTATGTTGGCCGAAACGGTGCAGCAAAGACATTGTGCGCGGTCTACGACACGTTGCCGGATCTTGACGCGGGTATGCATGTGCTGTCAACGGTTCGGCTGCTCGACTTTCGGAACCCTCGCCCGTGTGACGACGATAACTGCCCGGATCTGATGCATGGCACTGTCGACCATATGGCGGCTCACCCGCTCTACGTGCCCTTCACGACCTGGCCGCAACTGCTTAATTGGTCTAAGGGTGCGGTAATCATGGACGAGATTACCGGCGTGGCGGACAGTAATGAGAGTGCGGCGCTGCCTACGGCGGCAGGCAACCATCTGGCGCAACTGCGGCGCGGTGACTGTGCGGTGCGTATTACGGGCTTGAACTTCATCCGGGCCAATAAACGTATCCGTGAAGCGGTTAACGCTGTGACGCGGTGCCAGAGTTCTCTGCCGGTGACGGTTTATCACGAGGATGGTACACCGAAATTGTGGCGTGCTCGGCGGCTGGCTGCGTGGAAGACCTATAACGCTGAGTCGCTGCCGATGGACGACATTACCGAGGGGGCCTGGGACAAGGCTGAGCGGCTGTGCAGTGGTCGGCATTGGATACCGTCATCGCTGGCGATTCGAGCGTATGACACGTATGCGCCGGTGCTGCATGTGGGGACCGTTTCGGAGTCGGGCCGTTGTGCCTACTGCGGCGGCACTAGGCGGGCTCCGGAGTGCTCGTGTTCCGACTATCAGAGTGCCAAGACCGTGCGCCGGAGCGCCGCACCACAGCCGCGCAGCGGTGAGGAGCGCCGCACCGGACCACGTGCTAGGCCACTGACGGCTGTGCACGATTCCGGGTGTTCTGGTGTCCACTGAGGGCTGCGTCCACTCCTGGGGGTATTCAGGGCGTGACGGTGTGACCGAGGTCGCCAAAATGGCGGTCGGGTGCGAGTCTCCGTACTGGCTGCGGTGCGCCGGCTGCTGTGAGCGCCGGCTTGTCCGCTGTGGTCGCCCATCGATGCGGGCGTGCGGTCCGTGCGGTCTGCGGAATAAGGCGCGGGTTCATCGGGTAGCGTCGTCGGGGCTGCATGTGGGCCGTGCGGGGCTGTTCGTGACCGTGACTGCGCCGTCGTGGGTGGTGCATTTCTTGCCCAACGGGGATGCGTGTCGGTGTACTGGGGGCAAGTGTCCTGATCTGGCGTCATGGAATGCTGGCGCCGGCGCACGGTTCAATCGCCTGATGCAGGATTTGCGTCGGCTGCTGGGCGAAGATGTCCAGTATTTTAAGGCCGCTGAGGTCCAACGGCGGGGCGCGTTGCATTTCCACGTGCTGCTGCGCGGGGATGGGCCTCTGGTGGTCGGTAAGGCGAGTCTGCGGGCGTTGGCGCTCAAACATGGGTTCGGTCATGAGGTCGATGTTCAACCGGTCGAGCCTCGTCAT